CCGTGTCGGCGTGTCGTGTTTTGTATGTGTTATATTTGAGGTATCAACAAAAAAGGAGTAATTAAAATGTTTAGGTGTAGTTTTATGAATTATTATTGTGTTCGTCGTTTGCTTGAGATGGGTTATAGTTATTATGATTTTGTGGAGTGTTATGTTGATTTTGATGAAATAGTGCATATGTTTCCAATTGGTTGTACGTGGGATAATATGGTGTCTTTTGGTGATAATGTAAGTATGGTGTTTCTCGGTTATAGTAGGAGGCATTGGGCGTGATGAATTATAATAGGTGCAATGGTTGTAAGTGTTTTTATATAGGTGGTAGCATGGTTAAGGGTGTACGTCGTATACGTCGTATGCGCGTGGGGCATTATGCGTCTGGGTGTAGTGACTCGGATTGTGTGGGTTTGTTTGATTTTGTGATGGCGCATTATGCCGATGATATTGCTTTAATGCGGTTGAATTTATGGAATGATACGGGTGTGTGATAGGGTGTTGTTTGGCCTATTAGCTCAGTGGTTAGAGCGGCATCCTTATAAGATGTGCGGGCCGGGTTCAATTCCCGGATAGGCCACGGTTGTTGAGAATCGTTATCGTTATTGTTAGTGTGATATATTAGGTCATGATATGCCGTTTGGCATGTTGTGGCCTTTTTTTGTATGAGGTATATGCATATGGATATGAGTTCTATCGTCGCCCTTGTGGGTAGTGTTGGTTTCCCGATTGTCGCGTGTTGTGGGATGGCGTGGTTTATTGCTACGACGTTTCGTGATTTTAATAATTTGATGACGAAGAACAATGTTTTGACTGAAGAGCTTATAGCCTTGCTTAAGAATGATAAGGGGGGATGTTGATGAAACGAATATGGCGTAGCATATTGGCGTGTGTATGCGTGTTGTCGTTGGTTTTTGTGCCGTCTGCATACGCGGATATGCGCGGTGTTGACGTGAGCAATTGGCAGTGTGATATCGATACGTATGTGCTGGACGCTGATTTTGTTGTGGCCGGTGCGACTTGGGGTGTTGGCGGTTTTAATAATGTCTGTTTGGTCAATGGCGTTAATCAGGCCGCGAATTATCAGCTCGGGCGTGCAGTGGACAGCGGTAAAAGTATCGGCGTGTATCATTATGCTATGGGCAATGACGCGGTGGCTGAAGCTGATTTTTTCGTGGATAACGTTGTCGGATATGTCGGGCGTGCCGTACTTGCATTAGATTGGGAGGCTGATGATAACCCGCAGTTTGGTAATGGGGCGTGGGTTGAGTCTTGGGTGCGGCGCGTGTATGACCGCACGCAAGTGTGGCCTGTTGTTTATACGGGGGCGTATTCGTTGGGTCAGCTAACGCCGTATGTGCGTGAGCATTGTGGTGTTTGGGTTGCGCAATATGCGTCGAACGTGCCGACTGGTTATCAGGCGGTGCCGTGGCTTTATGGCGCGTATGGTGAGGCCATGCGACAGTACACGTCTAACGGTTATGTTTCGGGTTATGGGCCGTTGGATTTAGACTATTTCCGTGGTGAGCGGTGGCAGTGGGACGCGTATGCGCTTGGTGAGCGCGATAACGGTGTTTCGGCTCCGGCTCCGGCTCCGGCTCCGGCTCCGGTGCCGGATACGGGTTGTGCGTCTACGTGTGTGACGGTCGGGCCGGGTGAGACGTTGTCTGGTATTGCCGCGCGTACTGGTTTGTTGCCGTGGCAGTCGTGGCATGGGTATGAGTCTGGTAATCCCAATGTGATATATCCCGGCGAAACCGTTTGCTATGGCGGTGGTACTGTTGCGCAGTCGAATACGAATACGGTGCGCACGTATATGGTGCAACCGGGTGATAGTTTGTGGGCTGTTTTCGGTACCGATTGGGCGCGTGTCGCGTCGGTTAACGGTCTGTCTAACCCGAGTTTGATTTATCCGGGTCAGATTTTGCGTTACTGATAACCATTGTTAATACTCGGCGTGTCGCTTTTTGCACACGCCGATTTTTATGCTATAAATATATGTGTTGGCAAAAAATGTTAACATAAAACAGATACAAAGGATAATAATATGCGCAAGATTCGTAAGGTAATCGCTGATAGCGATATCAGCTATTATGACCGTAACGGCGAGTTGAAAACGTTCCACGCTATCGGTAATATTCGCACCGTTGAAAAAGCAGTTAAGGCGCTTATGGACGCGGGTATCGTTAACGTTCTGATTGATGATATCACCGTACATAAGACAACGTATGCTATGGACGTTGACACGTTTATCGCACACGCCGAAACCGTCGTAACCGATACCGATACCGATACCGATAACGACAACGATAACGACAACGATAACGACAACGATAACGACAACGATAACGACAACGATAACGAACCTGAATTCTGATTTTGGAAGGAAATATCATGACCAAGGACAATGAACAGATGAACGACACCGCTAATGAAACCGCACAGACCACTGTTGACAATTATCGTTACATTTGTACGATGGACAACAGTACTTTTGAGGGCAAACGTGCCATTGTCAACGCGCGTAACAGTGCATTGTCGTTGAACGCTATCGGTGACACGCCGCTAACGGTCATTGGCGCGTACACCGCGCCGGGCGTGCGTTCTCAGACGGGGCAGAAGTGCGTTAACGTCTATCTTTTTGCAAATGACGGCAATACGTATTTCAGCCAGTCGCAGGGCATTTATCGTAGCGTGTTGGATATTTATGATATGTTCCCTGATTTTAACGCGCCGAACGGTATTCCAGTGACAGTGAAAAAGACGCCGCTTGGTGGTGGTAGGTCTACTAAGTCGCTTGAAATTAAGTAGTTTGACATCAAGTAGTTTGAAATGAGAAAAAAGCGCCATAAAATAATATGGCGCTTTTTTTATGAGGTGGTAAAATCATGCCTAGAGCGCGTAAACAGGCGGACGTTTTAACCGCGAAACGCAAGCGCGTACGCCGTGCGATAAACAGTCTGAAAAAAAGCATCACGGACGTCATGCCCGAGAGCGAGGCAAACGCGCGACGGGATTATATTCAGCGGCTTGAATCGCAGTTGAAAAAAACATATGTCGGGCGCGTGAGTAATCGCGCCATGCGTGAGGAATTATACCAGCGTGCCAACGAAGTCGCGGATACGCTTGCGCGTCAGGTTGGCGAGGTGCGCGGTGGTAAAGGTCGCGCAATGGAACGTAGACGCTCGTTTAACATTTTCCGCACCGAAATGAGAATAGCATCCAAGGGACAACCGAGCGCGTTGGGTGAGTTTGGCCGGGAAAAAGTCAAGATTTTTTGGCGATACACACAAAACATATGGCAGAAACCTAATATTTCGCCGGACAAACGTTTGGAGGCTGTCATGAAGGCATATGACGCGGACTCGTTGAGTGAGCTTTTTGATACCATTATGGCGCGAAATGAAAAAGTGTTGCGATACGCCAAAAGCATGAAAGCGCATACGGGCGAGCTGGAGGATTATACGGATACCGACGGCGGCAGTCCGATATGGCTGGTGGCGGTTTCGCCTGACGTGGTACGATGAAAGCACGTAAGGAATACAGGGTTGCGGCGATATTCGACACCGAAACCACGAATATCGGTGAGGGTGCCGAAACGCGCGCGTATCCGATGTTATATATTTTTAACGATTTGCGGACAACTCCGTTGGAATCGTATTCAACCGATACGGACGATGTACGTTTTTACCGTCATACGTCCGAAGCGTTGACGTACATTGATGATTTGATTACGTATGGGCGTGCACATGGTTATGTGCCGATTATCGCGGCGTATAATCTCATGTTTGATATGCAGACGCTTTTGTTGGCATTGTCGCAGTCGTATACGATTGAGGTCAACGCGCAGACCGCCACAAGCGTGTACACGCTTGATTTGTGCGTTGATGGTAATGTGGTGTGCCGTTTTTGGGATACGTTTTATCTCGAAATGGGCGGCCTACGCGCTATGGGTGAGACGTGCGGCCTGCCTAAAGCGGTGGGCGATTGGGATTACTCGCTGGTACGTACGTCTGAAACGCCGTTGACTGAGGAGGAATTGTTTTACGCGCGGCGTGATGTACAGGTGATACCGCAGTATCTGCAATGGCTGTTGCGCGCGAACCATTGGCTTACGCCTGACATGTTGGGGTGCCGCGTGCTGACAAAAACGTCATTGGTGCGGCAGATGGCGCGTCGTGAGATTGGCGGGCGGCGCGTCACGTTGCAAGGCGGTAAGAAAATCACGTTGCAACGCGCGTTTGAAATGACGTGCAATCAGGAGTTTCCGAAAAACTATGAGTCCTATGCGTTGCGTAAAGCGTGTTTTCGTGGCGGTTTGACTTTTACGAGCGCTAAAACCGCTAGCGTTGTCGTTGATAACGTGGCGTCTCTTGACGTTACGTCAATGCATCATGCGTTTATCAACGGGCGGCGTTTGCCGGTTAAATTCGCGGTTGCCCCGCCGGAAATTTTGCAAATCGCGTGTGAGCGTGTCGTCGACGCGCCGCTTGAAGATGTATTACGTAATTATAGTGACCCGTTTCGCACGGGGGTACATGTTGCGATACGTTTTACAAACCTTAGATTGCGGGCGAACACATGTTTTGCCGATTGGGGTATTGCAATCTGTCCACGGTCCAAGTTTGTGCGGACGTTGCAAGCGGACACCGATTATAGCAATAACGAACGCGCGAAAACACAGGAAAACAGTATCAGGGCGCACGGCTACGTTGATAGTGCCGTTAATCCGACGTTTGCTTTTGGAAAATTGTATCGGGCGGCCGAATGCATCTTACACGTTAATGAGATTGAGTTGTGGAACGTGGCACAGGTGTACGAGTTTGACGAAATGCATGTGTTGTATGGCGAGGCCACCACTAAAACGATTGTACCGCCCGATTACGTGACATTGCAATCCAATATGCTTTTTGCGCGGAAAACTGATGTTAAAAATCTGATTAAACACTACACCGAGGGTGTACCGTATGCGGGTGACATACCCGAGTCGATACCCGAGGGAATCGCACGTGACGCTAGGGCGGGCACGTTGAGCATGAAATTTCTGCAATCCTATTACGGTAGCACCGTTAAAGGACAATTCAACGGAATCTATGGCACTCAGGCGCAAGACGTCATGAAAGCAGATTACCGCGTGACGGAAACCGGTGAACTGGAAGTAGATAAGGCCACGGTCTGCACTCCCGAGAATTTTGCGAAAAAGCGTCCGAAGACACCGCGCGTGCTGTACACGTATGGTATGCGAATTGTAGCCGGGTCACGTATGCATCTGGTAATAGCCATGATGCTGATACATCGGCATTTCGGAAATCGCGTCACCGTCACGGGCGGCGATACTGACAGTCTTAAAATCAGTTGCGCCAATGACGTGACCGACGCGGAACTGTTGGACGCGCTCGAACCATTGCACACCGCGATAGAAAACGCAATCAATCTCACCATGCGGCGCGTCCGAAACACCGCGCCCGACATGGCGTCAACGCTTGACCATATCGGCAAGTTCGAGGTTGAGGACTGTGGCGGTGCAACCCGTTACGCCGAACACGTGGAACTGTGGAACAAGGCGCGTGTCAGTCTGGACGTGGACAGGCGCGTGCATGTCACTTGCGCGGGATTGCCACGGCCTGACGGCGTGTACACCATTGAGGACTGTATTGAGGATATTATGTGTATGGGTCACGGTTTCGCGGAAACGGTACGTTTGGCGCTTGGTTATGATGTGTTGGTTGATTATGAGATTTGCCATACGTTGCAACGCAACCGTCCGCATGTGTGGGATAGGTACGTCGGCACCGTCACCGATTATCGGGGTGCGACATGCCATGTTGACGCGCCCGAGGCGATAGCGTTGTATCCGTCCGGCAGATGGCTGGGCGAATCGGACAAACAGGCCAACGGGGAGAATCTTGCATACATGCGGGATGTATATAATAGGGATGTTGAGACATTGCCGCGCGAGCTTGTTGTACGGGACGGCAGACCTATGATTGTGAGTATTGATGGCGAAATATTATTATGACCGGCTTAAGACGTTGATATTGCCGCGTAACGCAGATGTTAATATGATTATCGGCGCGCGTGGTTTAGGCAAAACATACGGTGTACGAAAATACATGGTAGAGGACTATTTGAAAAACGGCTATTGTTTTGTGGAAGTGACACGTTTCCGTGAGGAAAACAACGATGTCGCGGCAAACTATTTCAGTCGTATCGTACAAGATAATATTTTCCCTGATTATGAGTTTCGGACTACCAATAAAATAGCGGAAATTCGCAAAAAGAAAACCGGTAAAAAAGAAAACCCGTGGAAAACAATTGGGTATTTTATACCTTTGTCATTACAACAGCAAAAGAAAAAGAGTACTTATGTTAATGTGCGGAACATTTGCATGGATGAAATTATCATAGATAATGATGACAGGTATCACACGTATCTGAAAAACGAATTTGAACAATTGGCGAAACTTGTGGATACCGTCACGCGAGAACGCGCAGATGATACGGGATTACGCAAACCGAGAGTATTTCTGCTGGGTAACGCTTGCGACGCTTTCAATCCCTATTTTCGGCATTATGACGTACCGCTGGAACCTGAACACGGTTTGCAATGGCTAGGCGGAAAAACATGCCTGTTCGATTATGTGCGGGACGATGAATACGCCGAACAGAAAACAAGGAACACGGTTGCGGGCCGTATGCTGAAAAACAACGATGACGTCACTTCTAAAAACAATTTCGCGCGGCATAATACTGATTTTATCGAAAAACCACACGGACATGCAAAACTTACGTATGTTTTTCGATGGTTGCAAAACGAATACGGCGTGTATGTTGATTTGCGTTGCGGTTATGTTTTCGTATCCTCGAAATATGATAGCGGCGCGCATGTACCGTATTTCGCAATCACTCGGGCGGACAACAAACTTAACTATCTTACCGCGAACATGGCTAAAGATTTGATACGAAATCTTACATCATATTATGCGCTGGGGTATCTGCGCTATGATACGGTGGAAACGCAACACGCCGTAAGCGAAATGCTAAAGAATTTCGGTGTAAAATAACATACGGCATACAAAGAGATACCGCAGTGAGACCGCTAAAACATTGTCATTGACTTCCACGGTTGACTCCGACAATGATATGGCCGCAAGGGATAAGCGCGCCGGTTGTCGCTGTGAGTCATGTCGCAAGTATGCTATCCTTAAGTCGTATCGGCCCGTATCACGCCGATACGACTTTTCATATATGGAAGGAAAAACAAATGGATGACGAAACCACCGAGGAGAGGGACACCGCCGAACGTGATGACCTCACCCCCGACGAAGCGCACCGTGAAGGCGAATTCGATGACTTGCGCGACATGCTTTCACGGTTGCTTGACAAAATGGACGCGATAAACGAACGAATCGACGGAATCTATGACAATTTCACAGATTCTGTGGCGCAGATGGTCGAAAACGGTGCAACCGTCAAAGAAACCGACGATGACGCGGCTGAAGCAATCGCACAGGCGGCGGCGGAAGACTTGGAAAACCTCGATTACACACTGTAACGGATAGGAGTAAAATATTATGGCTGTAGATAACGCTACGATTTTGGATAAAGTCCGTACCAAGGGTACCGACGATTATCAACAACGCATTCCGAGCGCGACGCAAACCGGCGTGGCGAACACCATGCGTTATCTGTTCGACCCCATGAACCGTCAATATTTGAATGACTGTGTTTGGAACATGGTGAACCGTATCGGACTCACCGTGATGGCCCAGAACGCGCCGTTTGAGAACCCGTTGGCGATTTTCAAAAAAGAGAACCTGTATTGGGGTTCGACGGTGCAGGAAATCGCCGTGAAATGGATTAAGGCGCACGGGTACAAGGATGACGCCGAAGAGTTACTGAAGATGCACCGGCCCGAGGCCGCCGTATGGTTTTACGAGATGAACCGTCGTGACCAGTACCCTATCTCATGGACTGATGACGAACTTCGACAGGCATTTGTGGATGATTTTGGCCTGAACCGTTTCGTAGCGCAAATCATGGAAACACCGCGTAACAGCGATAATTACGATGAAATGAACATCATGCTTGCGTTGATACGCCACTACGAACAGAATCTTGGTTTTTATAAGGTGCATCTTGATGCGGTGCCGAGTGATGAAACCACCGCTAAGACGTTGCTCAAGGCGTTGCGTTCGACCGCCGGACGTATGCAGTTCCCGAGCACCCAGTACAATGCGTTGAACGTGACCGATATTCCGGCGTATGCGAACCCACAGCAAATGGTGTTGTTGATTGAGCCGGAATATCTTGCGTCGCTTGACGTTGACGCTTTGTCCGCCGTGTTCCAGCTGGACAAGGCCGACGTGCCGTATCGTATCATTCAGGTGCCGACTCTCGGCATTCCGGGCGCGGTGGCATTGCTTGTGTCCACTGACTGGTATCAGGTGCGCAATACCCTTTATGGCACTACGCAGTTCTACAACCCGCAGACACTCACCAACACAATGTATCTGAATCACTGGGGTATCTATGGCGTGTCGCCTTTCACCCCGTGCGCGTTGTTCACTACCGACGCGGGCACCAGCATCACGGTCGTGACGCAGACCGTGACCGGTTTTACACTGACCCCAGTAACGGGCATGGTGTCGGCTGGCGACGTAATCCAGCTCACGCCAAAGCTTACCGCAACCGTGACGCCGACGGGTACCGCAATCGAAGTTGCGCCGAACGCCGCAACCTACACGGTGTCGGCACAGCACGCCCCGCAAGGTGAGACTCCGGGCGCGGCGTTTCCGCTCAATGTCAACACGTACGTTGATGACCAAGCCCGTTTGCATATCCAGCGCGACGGCCTCAAGAAGGGTGATGACATCTTTGTTGACGCCGTCGCTACGTATGTCAACCCCAACGGGGAGACTACGAAGTATGGGGCTCACTGCACATTCAAAATCAAATAGTCTATATCAAATAGTCTATATCAAATAGTCTATATCAAATAGTCTATATCAAATTTGGTGTAAAATGGGTGGTGTTTCATGTGAAACATCACCCATTTTTCGTATATAAAGAAAGATATGATATGGATTTTCCACACCTTCAAAACGCCACGGCGTTTCCCGACGCGGATACTCGTGTGTATGACCAGTACCGCAACGTTTTCGATTACAATGTTTGGACGCCAAACACGGCGATTAAACTGTGCCGTGTGAATTGGTACGACGATTACCACGATGTTGTGAAATTCCCCGATGACGCCGCAAGGGACGCATGGTTTGACAAGCTGGACGGCGCAACTGTTGTCAAGCTTACGTCTAACATGTATATCGCACGCGCCGATACGGACGGTATAAAATTGCCCGTACCGTATATGACGGCGCAACGGTATAATTACATTGTCGTTGATTTTGCACATGATATTGTCAATACGCCGTATCAGAAAACCGACGTGCAGACACGCTATCATTTTTTCGTCACCTCGGTACGCGCGGAGGCACCGAACACGACAACATGCACGCTTGTACGTGATGTATGGACGGACTATATCAACAGCACCACAATTAACGGTTTGCTGTTGTCACGCGGGCACGCGCCGTTGACGGAAACGACACCGCAAAAACTGTTGGAAAACCCACGGGCCAACTGTCGTGATTTTACGTTGCCCGACGTTGATTATGGCAACTCGGCTACGAACATCAGAAAAAGCACGCCGATTAACTTGCAAAACGGGACAAGATACCTATGTTTGGCTGCAACGTTTTCCCCGCAACAATTGCAATCAATGAGCAATATGCGCGGTGCAAACGTTACTGATACCAACCCGTCATATACCAATGCCGACGAAACAGTCAACGGTTTTGTATGGGGTGCCGGGAACATAAACACGTCAAACGTAACCGGCGCGGGTACGTCATATAATTCCATTGATAACCTCACCGCAAGCAACGTGTACATGTACGCACTGGAATCATCCAAAGTATCGGGTGGTTATTTTGATACGATGTTTGCGTATTATCCGCATATCATGTCACAAATCGTATCTGTTTTCGTCGCCACGGCAAGCATGATACAATTAGGGTCCGTCACTACGGTTAATGATGTGGAATGGCATACGGTCAGCGGCGCGCGCACAAAACTAGCGGACATTAATCTAACAATAAATGATTTCGGCTATTCGCCTGAGTACGCCAAAATAACACGACTGTACCTTACGCCCTACGCGCACTTGGAAATATCCGACAATATCGGCAATAAAACCCGTGTGGAAATAGCTGATTGCGGCCATCTCTCGGCGCAAACCGTCACATCGTTAAGCTACCCGATATTACGACAACTCGCATGGCTTGACGGTATCGGGGGCGACGGCGACACGTCCATAACCATCAACGCCATCAACGGGGCCGCCATCACCGCCGACGTGCCGAACGCGGACGTACTCAAAACGCTGATATCCCATGACATCCCGACGTATGCGTTGCAACGCCGCGCAATCGACGCGCAACGCGCCGCCACTTACAATGCCGCCGTAAGTCAGGCACGGCAAAACGCCATGCTGACGTATGAAAACGGCGCGCGCTCGGCTAATGTCAGTCAGGCAAACACGTATCGTAGCAGTGCGGCGACGGTGTCGAACACCGCACGCGCGAATCAACGCGACATAGCGATAAAAGACGAGTCCAATAGTGTGCGGACGGATAATCTCACATACTCGAACACACGCCAAAACGCTGACTTGAGCACTAGCACGGTCAAAATCAACCGTGATGTAAGTGATGACAATACACTACAGAATAAAGCTTTTGTGGAAGGCACCCAAACTCAGGCAATAACAAACGTGGCAAGTGCGATAGGCTCAATAGCGGGGGCCGCGCTGGTAATCGGCACAGGAGGCGCGGCCTCGCCGGTGGTGGCCGGTGCAATGGCAATCGGCGGTGCGGCGCTTCAGGGCTACAACACCGGTATTGCAATCACTAACAGTCAGGAACTCAACGCGACATCTAATTATGTTGCAACTGATAAAGCGAAAACCGCAATACAGGCCAACACCGAGCAAACACAACATGCCATAACGCAGTCCACCGCCGTGACCAGTCGCGCGAACACGCAAGCTGACCGCGTTACCGAGTACAGCACAAGCGCGGCTACCGACATGACCGCCACAAGCACGGGCACGGCCAACACGAACGCGGCCGCGTCACGTGGTCTGACGGTTGACAACGCCAAACGAATCATGACGAACGCGCGCGACAATACTAATGCGTCATGGCGCGACATGCTCAACCATCCCGCGCAACCGGTCGGCGCGTATGGCGGCGACAATTTCAGGCAGGCCACGGGGCTTGACACCATGACCGTTAAAATAGTCACGGAAGATAACGGCGCGATAGCGGCGGCGGGTGATTACATGCTACGCTACGGGATAGCAAGCAACAAACTCTACAACAAACCGACGCTGACAACGTGCAAGCATTACACGTACTGGCAGACCGCCGACATATGGACGATATGCCCATTGGCGCAAAACGAGCAATTGCAGACAATAAAGGATATTTTCAGTGCCGGTGTTACAATATGGAACAGACCCGAGGAAGTCGGCGGCGACTTCATACACGACAATCTATAAGGTGGAAACATGGGACGCAAACGAACGCATAAAAGGCCGTTGACCCGCGCGGAACTGGGTGAGCGCGGCGCGCCGGTATGGCAACAGTCCGAGGCGCTCAACTCGCAAGCGTATTCGATGGCATATTCGCAAATGTTGAATATCGCGTTATCACGGTTCAAATGGTTGAATCTGCCGAAAACATGCGACGCTTGGTTTCTGGAATACAATCTATTGTATTTCGGTTACGCGACAATCGCTTTCCCGCATAGCAAGCCGGGCGTGTTTTTCAGCACGCAAGCTGTCACAACATCGAATTTCAACGTGTATTACAAACCGAAGAAATGGGATAGCTACGGTATCAACGGTTGGAGATTCCCGGTCAACAATTCCAATGGTGTTTTCATCTACGCCAACCGCGCCCGCACGCCGCTCATTCCGACCATCGAGTTTTTCGCGCACGAAATAGAAGATTTGTACATGACGCGACGGCAGAATCGCTTCAATCAAAAAACACCATTCATCCTTGAAGTTCCCGCCGGTCAGCAAACGGCGGGTATCAACGTTATCAAGCAAATCTCAGGCGGTGAAATGGCAATCATGGCGACACCCGGTTTCACCGATTCCATGAAGGCCAACGTGTTGAAAACCAACGTCGACTATATCGGCATGGAACTGCAAAACGACATACAAAACACGTGGAACGCATTCTACCAAGCGCTGGGAATCAAAAACCTCCCATTGAAAATGGAACGGCAAACCGCCGATGAAATACAGGACTACGGAGAACCGACCGACCTACGCGCGCTCAGCGAACTGGAGGAACGGCGCGCCGCTTGCGATATACTCAACACCCGGTTTGAAAAATACCTCAAGGAACCGATACAAGTCGTGTGGAACGAAGACAACATCTCACGCAATTATGATTATTTGAGCAACCTTGAAAGATTGGCCGGTGATGATAATGCAGAATGACATAGACAGCTACCAGCCGTGCGAATCACGCGACGAATTTCATGGCGTGATGACGTACACGTTCGGCGAACTACTCGACGTGCCGGGCGGCGTTGACTGGGATAATGCCGCATGGTCATGGCGGGACGTCGCCTATGATGACACGCAATACGTGCGCTGTTGTAAGAAAATCGAAAACCGTTTCTATGACCGGGAACTTGGTGTATTGCCCGCAAGCCGATGGAAACGGCATTTCCTACGATTGATAGCGGAAATAATGCCGACCCTGAAACCATTGTACGCGGCGGTTGACGGCAATTCCGGTATCATGCTATCCGATATGGACACATGGCATAAAATGCGCACCGTGTTTTCCGATTTTCCCGCAACGCAATTAGCCGAAAATCAAGACTACGCTAGTAACGCAACCGATAATCAATATGAAACGATTGCCAACGGTAATTTCATGGACAAAGTTAATCGCATACGCAACGGTGATTACGTCGATATTGACGTATTGTTGCTTGAACATCTCGAAACATGTTTCAGCCCATTATGGACGGTAAACATAAACAACTATTGAAAGGATAAGGCACATGTTTCCACTGCTGCCGTTTTTCTCGGTATGGCCGTACACGCCCGCCATACCCGCGTTCTATTGGAATGCTAAAAGTCAAGAGGAAATAATAAAACACATTGCGTGTGAAATCGACCACATAACGGCATATCTTGACGAAATCGTGACCGATATTAACAAAACATTGAACGACTACGATACAAGAATAAAAAACATTGAAGCGAACATAAACGATTACGCCGTTGCCATAGCGCAACTGCAAGAACAAATCGAACACATAGGAACCACACAGCTAGTATGGAATGTCACGAAAGGTGAATACACTGACAGTAAAACCGCGATACGCGATTTGTACCGCGAACTAGCGGTGTACGGCGCACGAGTCACGCAAATAGCCGATATTAACACCGGCAAACTAGCCGAGCATCGAACCGACGAAACGGCCGCAATCGGTAACCTTACCATATTCAACGACACAACACCACGTGTCACTAACCCAACCACCGGCGACAAATACCCGCCACTCTCATGAAAGGAAAATCATGGCTAACACTACAAATTATGAACTAGAAAAGTACGAGGCGGGAAATTCCGCAAATCTACTTGACCAATACAACGCGTCAATGGATAAAATCGACGCGGCAATAAAAAGCGTCAGTGATAAAGCAGACCTAGCATTGAACAACAACGTGCTACCGGACGGTCTAGCCGCATTCATAAAAGCGTTAGGGTTGACCGGAACTAACGCGCAAACACTTGGTACCACTCTCAACCACATATTAAATCGTACCGGAACGGAAATATTTACCGTTACCGACCTCAGCAAACTCAAAAAAACCGCAGAGGGCTATCCAATTCCCCCAACCAAGTAAAGGCGTACAAACATGGCAACAGAAACACCGTTCTATCATCTGCCACTATACGAAACCGGCGACCTAGCCGACCTACGCGACGGATATAACGCAGCAATGCGCACCCTAGACCGCGTAATCCATCAACTAAAAGTACAAGAAGAAATAAATCATCCAACAAACCTCAGAAAGGACAGCTAACATGACCGACTACACAACTAACTTCAACCTCGAAAAATATCAAACCGGCGACGCGGCAAACCTTAACGACCAATACAACGCGTCAATGAATATTATCGACGATAATCTATACAAAATCAACACTAACGCAAACACTGCGGGCGGTAAAGCCACGCAAGCATTAGAAACAGCACAAAACAACACCAAAAATCTAGCAGCGCTAGGTATAACCGACATCGCAACCGCAACCACGCTCAAAAACAAAATAGACAACACAGCAGAAACAGCACAAAACAACAAATCAAATCTAAACGCGCTAGGCGTAAACAACGTTACAGACGCAACCAACCTCAAAAATAAAATAAACAAAAACACTCAAGACATTAGCAAAAACACTCAAGACATTAGCACAATCAACACCACCATAAGCAACTACCAATATAATAGCGGATATATGGTAACATTCGGTGACTCTTACGCAGACTCAACCACACCACAAAACACATGGCCGTACTGGCTACACCAATACATCCCAACACTAACACTCAAAAACTACGCCGTCAGCGGTGCCGGTTTCAATGTGGATACGCGAACATTCATAAATCAAATAAACACCGCAAACACAGACAGCACACTAGACAAAAGCAAAGTCAAACTAGCCGTATTAGCCGGTGGGCGAAACGACATACTGAACTACAATAACGCTAAGACAAAAATACAGGAATGCGTAAACCGAATGATAACAATATTCCCAAACGCACAAATACTAATCGTGCCAATGCTCTACGATGATGGATATGTACCCGCTGAATCCCGAGAAAAACTAGCCGGACTCACACGCGGCGCGGAACTGATAACAAATCACACACCGAACGCTGAAACACTCAAATTCGCATACATATGGCTAAAAGGTGAAACGGATTCTGTCGGCTCGGATAGCATACACCCAAACCAGCTAGGCGCACAGACAATTGCAAAATATATCTATAACGGTGCATATCGCAATTACACACCACGTCAAGAGGTATACAAAACCAACTTCGGCAGTGCAACAGGTTTCATAACACTTCAAAACGGCATAGTCACATACGACCTCATGGGCAATGTAGAGAACATAGGTGCCGGCCAAGGTGCTGACCTGCCCAGCTGGGCGAGCACGTGGCACAATGTATGGGCGTGGGGCGTGAGCGGTGGAAACACAACCACACCACGCCTATTCCAATTCCTAGGTATTAAAGTAAACATGATGAACTCCGCCGGACAAACAGGAAACACGAGCGTGCACGCCACATGGACAGCATAAAATAATATGAAAACATAAAAACCCCGCATTATATGCGGGGTTTTATCATTTAAACAATTATGTCAGTCACCATACATAATCATAAATTGAGACAACATAACAACCAACACCATTTTTAACACCACAACACACAAAATCACAATCACAATCACCATAAGCATCATCAAGAACCCTAGTAAGAGCTGATTTAAACGTAACCACGCCATTATCAATCTCCTTACAAGTAGTAACAATTTTCTCAAAACCGTCAATATCAACCGAATATACATGATTCGGTACAATCTCAGTTACATAGGCCTTAACTTTAAACATTTTAATTACCCCTTTTTTGTGTTGTTTTTTTTTTT